AGAAAAATGACCTATCCGAGGCATCAGGAATCTGACACCTCTTGCTGCGTGCACGGAATGAACCCCGTGTTCTTTGGGTTATTCTGCTGACACGAGCGTCCGGGAAGTATCTAGAAACAACACTATCCCATGACTCATGAGTTGACGGAATATTACTACCCTGTCCACCACAGAAGCTGTACATCCATGCTAAATAGCGATAAAGCTCAATACCTACGTACACCTTCGGCTTAAAAACAAGTCGGCGGCAATAGTAGGCTTGTGTATCTCTATCCCACTTAAATCCCTTTGGCCTCGTCTTCATGAGATACCATAACGGAACGTGGAAAGAATCATCCACAGAGTCGCTTTTAGTCCCCATTATCATAAGGTCAGGAGGAATACCAGCAATAAGCCCATCAAAGATAGACTCGTACCGGTGCATGGAACCAACACACAGGGTGTTCAGTAACCTGAACGCGTCTGAGAGCCTTAACATAAAGTTTCGGCAAAAAGTTGGCCGTACATTAACACCCATGTGAAAATCCGCTCCGCAAGATTCACGAAACGGACCGGTCACGAAGGTTTTCGAGTGATTAACCCTAAACCCAACGTAACGTAACACCTGTAAGGCCAACAAACTGCTGTTCCGGGTGACAAGTATATCATCACCATAAACAAGAGCCCGATGGTTAGTCCCTACAGTCGTTTCACATGCCTGGGCTAACGCCCAAAACAACAATGTTTCTAAGGAGAACGTATAACCATTCCCCATCGAACTCCACTTTGAAAAACGACGCTCCACTCCGTCTAGGAGATAAAACTTACTCCTAAGACAGTCTAAGAGTGCGATCCATTGCGGACGAACCAACCTGCGGATTAAACCTGGGGACACACAATCGGATGCTGAGGACAGGTCAATAGTCGAAAGTGAATCTCGACTCAACCAGCTCTTTGAACCTTCTTGTGCGCCCTTTTGGTTCCACAACTGACTCCGGATATCAATTCCGGCAACGGTTTTAAGTCTACTGCTGATATAGGAATTCACCCCTAATTGACAGTAGATGTTACCGTAGGGTTCGATTGCGATAGTACGGAAAGAACTCTCGTCCTTCGGGACGAAAGCCAATTTGCAGCTTTGGACTACCTGCCAACGAAAGGAGAATGTACGGTCCGCCCACTCCACATGCGCATTACTCTTGAACATTACCTCATTCTCGAGACACGCACGTGAAAAGAACGGTGCACAGTCTTGTGTCACTGACCTCGCTTCGCTAGGGACTAGTTTATAGTATGGCGTTGTTTGGGCAGAATCGACGGAGCAAGAAGTCATCCCAGGACCGAACCGACCAAAATTAACGATAGCAGAAACACCATCGTCAACATCACCCAAAACCTGATCGACAAGAGCCCGTGCACGAGACAAGACTAGTCTCATGCACGAATCCTCGCGTCCGGGCCGGGCGTTGTAGTAATCCAGCTTCTTAGTCGCTATCCGACAAGTCTTTTCAGACCGATCAAATTTAGCGATCGCAGTCGCCCGGCGTTCTAAGTCACCTCCTCCAAAAGGAAAAGGAACCTTCGACAACAAGGCAAACAGCTGTGCTACCACAAAGTAGGATCGAGGGGTCTCATACAACTGTGGAGACCCCCATTTAGATATGCACTGTCTGATTGTCGCTGTGTCCCGAGCGCGAAGTGCGCCGGGTAACACGCGAACAAGATCAGCAGGCAAGTCCGATTGATTATCCTGGATATACCACCGGGCAACGTCAATAGCTGAGATTTTCAGCCAAGGGTTCTGTTGCTTTTTTACTTTCTTTGAGGGAATCCTCATTATCAACACTCCTAACGGGGTTGTCGGTAAAACGGTGGGGTATGGCATAGACCTGTAAGTCATAAAGCATGCAACTCACAAGTACAAGCACCAAAAGGTAAAGGAAGACCTCCGCTCGCTTACGCAAGCGGAAGGACTCCTGCTTCTAGTGCGGTCGCCATGAACGTGGTATCGGCGGAGAGACCAGCAATGTACGACAAGCATTCTTCGGCCAAAGTAGCGCCTTGATCTTGCGGCACACGAGCAGTCACTTCGATGATGACATTGCCCGAACGGGCACTGCCATCAGAGTTCCGATCCCCAAAAACGGCTTTGAAACCGTACCTGAGGACGTCCTTATCCCCACCGCCAGGAAGCTGCCGGTTGAAGATGACAACACGTGGGGCCTTCACAGTATGTGTCGGCAAATTCAAAACCACGCGGTCTTTCTCGATCGACGACACGGATGCCGCCTTCGTTGTGGTACCCGAGCGGGTACCGCCTATCAAAATATTCATGTTGCTCCTTTGAGAGATCACAACCGGAGTCGAGAAAACAGACCCGACCTACCATTTTCAATTAGTAGGGCGATTCCGTCCAAGACTTTCAGAGGATCAAGGTTGATGTTGAGATGCGGCAGCGGTACATCAGTGTACGCCTTCCTTTCATACTTTCTCACGTGATAAGATTCACGATAAGGAGCACTCATAGAAACAGCATACAGACCACCCGGTTGCTCTTCCACAATTTCGGATAGAGTTAGCGTGTAATCCTGAGCCGCCGAAATGGATATACCAAGCTCAGTGTACCCCTCACGGGGTAGAATAGCGTGAAGCCAGGAATTGATGTCAATAAACCAGTCAATAACAAACGACAAACGGGTTAACTCGTAAGCCGTAATGACTGGATTGGCACCAATGTGTCCCATCATGTCTTTGTAAAATACGACGGCATGATAGGTACAAGTCCCACTGCGAGCTGTCGTACAGGTATACTTGACGTCAGCGTTGTGGAAGGACTCAGTTCTGGATAAGGAAATATCCTTCACGATTGTGGCACTCTTTCGCGCTAGCGGGTTCGAGGCTTTCGCCTTAAGGACTCGCATGATCGATAGAATGTCATACACCAAAGGTCGCCAACCGTATCTTGACTCCAACCACAGGCCATTAAAAATCTTGATGGCGTTGCGGAGAGAATATGGGACGCGGTGACGGCGCGAGCGTCGAAACTCTCGACGCCTAGCAACCTTTGCGAGCTTATGCGACAGATGGAAGATTCTCTCCATCGCAGTTTTCAGCAATTCAACAGACTCATGAAACTCACCAACAAACGTTAGTAGGTCCCAATCAGCTGTCTTTGCTGATGCGAGCGCTTTTATGACAGTGTTATCCATCATCGAAGTCTCCGCGGTATAGTCATCGATGCTCGAATCGGCTAATATCACCGAGTGAGCACCTTTGTACGAGTTAACCCCGGGGGGCGCCTCCGTAACGTGTTTCACCATCGTTGCAGATAGAAATTGCAGTGATAAAAGCTGCGTATCCACAATTGTGACAGGATTCACGGGGAGAAATTCCCCTCGGGACAGTCGCGAAAAATAATTCGGTGTCACAACGTCCGTGATAGCTTTGGACCCGCTTCTCGATAGGTTTGATTCAACAGCTGTGAACAATAAATTGTCACCGCTGTCAAAAGCCTGCCAATAGACGGGACCCATTACTACTGCAGGATATGTTGTGGTCCGAGTTCGTGACATATAACTCCCATTACTGTGGTAAACCGACCTACGCGCGAAAGCCCGTATACAAGTC